AGCCTGGGCCTGCATGGCCGCCTGCTGCATGGCCATCGCTTCCATCTGCCTGTTCTGCGCCTCTTCCATGAGCACGGCACGCTCTTCGCGGGTGTTGCGCACGGTGGCCGGCACGCCGAGCTTGTCGCCGATGTAGTCGACCACCGCGTCACCCTTGAGCGCCAGCTGGCCGTCAGGCCCGAACGCCTGCATCAATTGCGCATACTGGAGGATGGCATTAACCTCCTCCATGTTCTGCGCTTGTGCGAGCGGCGCGACGGGGGTTACTTTTACCTCGAGACCGTTGACACGCAGCGGCAGGTCGATCATTCCGCGCTCGTCCATGACCTCGAGGATCTTGGCTACCAGCGGGATCATGGTCTCGTTGATCAGGCGTCCGAACGCCGAGCCCAGGTTCTGCGCGAGCTCCTTCATCCGCTCGACGATCTCGGTGGCCGAGCGGGCGCTCATGTTCTCGGGCGGCAGCGACTCATCGAGCAGGATGCGCTTGATGCTGCCCATCAGGTCGTTGATCACCAGCTGCGACACGTTGAAGTCACCAGAGCGGGGCAGGGGCTGCAGGCTCGCACCCTGGGGGCCGCCATTGCGTGCCACCGGGATGATCGCACCCGGCACGATCTTGACCGTGTTGGGGTTCAGCACGCCATCGTCGGCAGCCGTGTAGACGCCGGCGACCGCCAGGCTCGCATTCTTGAGCAGGAGCTCCTTGGTCTTGTTCAGCGTCTTAATGTCGGGCAGCGCCGTGATGAGCGGCCCGCGGCCGTAGATCTCACCCGCGACCTTCATGTAGCGCGATATCACCCAGGGCGAGGTCTTGCGCCGCCGGTAGACGATCTCCTGCTTCGAGATCTTGTCGATGACGTGATAGCAGTAGTCGCCGCGCTTGTAGTCGTGGATCGTGGCCTCGACCAGGTCGACATCATCGGTGGGCTTCTGCTCGATCCGCATCTGCACTTCAGCCGGCAGCTTCGCATCCGGCCACTGGCGCTGGATCGACTCGCCCTTCATGCGCATCTTGCGGTAGACGTTATCCACCTGGCCGTTCGCGCCTTCCTCGTAGCAAACCAGGAACAGCGGCACCGGGATGAAGTTGATCGGCGTCACGTCGTCGCCCGGCTGCACCATCATGCAGGCCGTGCCGACAGCGAGATCCAGCAGGAACTCGCCGATCGCGATGTCGAAGTTCGACTGCTTGAGCACGGCGAACATCTTGTCGCCGTATGCGTCCAGAATCGCCTGCGCTTGCTGCGTGCGCTCGATCGGGATCGACGGGCCAGGCTCGAGCCGCGACCACTTGCGCTGCGGCGGGAAGACCACCGACTGCAGCCGGTTGGCAAACCGCTGGGTGCTGTTGATGGCGGTCGAGTCGAAGACGCGCTGCATCTTCTTCGTGCCCGTGCTGCCGCCTTCCCAGACCCCGTACAGTTGGCGCTGCGGGAGCGCGAACTCGTAGGCGTCCTGGTAGATCTGCTGGAACTCGTCCTTCTTCTTCTGGGCCGCGTCGTGGCGCTTGAGAATCTGCTCTGGCGTCAGCCGCATCCCGCCTGTGTTCTTGTCGTATTCCATATCAAGCCTCGGCCTTGTACTGCTCGAGCAGATTGCGACCCTTCGCGGCCAGACGCTGCGCAGCAGCTGCGGTGCGCGGAGCAGGTTCGCCCCATGCTCGAGCCGCCAACGCAAGCCGCGTCGGCTCACCCTTGTCGTTGACCAGCGGGCCTGACGGATTGGTGTAGAACCGCGTTAGGAACGAACCCTTGCGGCGAGCACGCTGGCCGGTTGGGCTCGATTCCTTCACGCCGGGCTGGAGGTTTCCGCTCTCGCCCGTCGACTCGTAATGCCGCCTGCCGGCCTCTGTCAGCCCGCCTTCTGGATCCTTGTAGCGAGCCTTCATCGTTGGGGCTCGTCAGGGGCGTGCGAACGGATCCGCTGCCATCTTGGCCTGCCACGCAGCAATCACCTCGGGCGTCCACGCTGCCTGGCACTGCGCCACCACATTGGCAGGCTGACCGGTCAGATCAGCGCCAGGTGCCAGCACCCAACGCTTGAACTTCCGAGCAAAGAACTCGCCATCCTTGGTGATGGTCGTTGCCTCGCGCACTTGCACAACACCATGAGCAACGATCTCAATACGATCAACTTCAACTTTTTCTTCGAGTGCCATCATGTTTCTCCAATTTGTCCGTCTGCATCATCCAATGCAGATACATCAAACAATATAAGTAAGTGACAAATAAATTTGAGAGTTGGCTTTCAACTGCTCAGCTGCATCATTTTGAACATTAACGCCATCTCCTAAATAAACCCTAATTCCTGCCTCTCCTTCAATTCCAATAGTTATAAAGTCGGAAATGTTTGCAGAATTGACTTCATTTACAGTTACCAAACCAGGTACTCGACCTGAGACTTCAGTTAAATCAGCAATGGCAAATGGAAGCGAGATAGAAAAATATCCAACAGGAGTCGAAACTGAAGTAACGGCTACAAACCCAATCACCGTGACTTGCCTTCCAATCTTTGTATAGGAAAGCGTGTTTTCAACACCCACCAAAGTAACCGATCCACTTGTTCCACATGTGACGGCAGTTTCGTGTGTCCCCTCTTCATAGTCATCCAACGTGTTCGCATCACTTGATGCTGACTGCGTCGCAGGGAACGAAATACCCGCACCCGATGCTGCAGGCGTGGCACCGCCGACACCGATCGTGGCGGGGAATCCCTTGATGTAGTTCTGCAGTTCCTGCGCGGTGATCTTCTTGCTGCGGTCTGCAGCAGAAGCCTCGCTGATGTCAACGATGTAGAGCAGGTCGCCGGTCGCGGTGCCGGAGCCCGTGAGCGACGTGAGTGCGGATACGGCCTTGTCAGTCATGATTAACTCTCCAAAAGTAGAAGGTCAAGATCCTCAAGTAGGGCGTCGTACCCGTCCTCGAACTCAAGGTTGGTGAACAGCGATTCATCGTTCTCAAACAGCAGATAGGACGAATCCTCTAGCAGCACATTGCCGCCATCCTCGAGCTCGACGTTGTAGGACAGGTAGTCGGTGCTCTCGAGGAGGATGTAGCCACCGTCCTCAAGCAGGATGCCGCCGCCGTCTTCCAGCTGCAGCACCGCCGGGAATTCGATCCCGTTGCCGAGTCCACCGAACCGGCCTAGCCTGAGATTGATGCCGAGAAACACGTCACACCAGGCCGACGATGCTGGTGGCGGTCGTACCGGTCGACCAGACCCGCACCGCGGTCACCGGTAGGATTGATCCAGCCTGCACGGCGTTGAAGGTGGTTGCGTTACCGAGCGCGTCAGTGATCTTCACGTTGCCGCTGCCGCCAACGTAGAGCGCACGCACGGGTGCCGCCAGGTCGCTGTCTGCAGGCGTGATCGCAATCGCGCCGATCGCGCATGAGTCTGGCGTGGTGGGGAAGGGTAGTTGCGCCATGTCACTTTCCTTTTTGTGCTGCCCGCATGTTGTCGACCAGGTTGGGGTAGGGCCGTCCTGCTTTCTTGGCCATCATCTGCGCGGCCTTCTTCTGCATCGGCGAGAGCTCTTTCGGCTCTCCCAGGCCTTTCGGCCGCGGCTTGTCCCAGACCTCTTTCATTTCTTCATCCCGTACTCGTCGAGTTCACTCTCGAGCTCGGCGGCCATCTTCATCTCGTGCTCGTTGGGCTTACTGCGCCCGGCACGCTTTGCCATCATCTGAGCGACCCTCTTCTGGAAGGCCGTCTGCTTCATGGCTTTCATCTCTTCGCCGTGCTTGCCGTTCGACTCGATTTCAATCTCGACTTTCATTTCTTCTTGTACCCCGCCTCAGACATCGCAATGGCCACGGCCTGGTCGCGGCTGGTGACCTTGTCACCGCTCGAGCTCTTCAACTTGCCGGCCTTGTACTCGCGCATGACCTTCGAGACCTTGGCTTTCATCTTGTCGTCTTTGGATCCGTAGTGACCGGGCATGGTTACGCTCCTGCAAGCATGTTGCGGCTGCGACGGGACACCGCTGCCAGCCTGGCGGCGCGGCGCTCACCGAGCTCACGCTGCAGACCAGACTCCAGACCCTTGCGCTCAGTCTCAAACGCGCTGGTGTCGAACGCTGCGATCGTCGGTGCGGTCGGTGCCTTCGGCGCTGTCGGCTTTTGTTCAGTAAAGGTCGGCAGCGGCTTCGGCTCTTCGTACTCGTAGCTGCGGGTCTCGGTGGTGTAGCCCGCGAGACCGAACAGACCAAAGCGCGGAACCCGCTCCTGGTAGGTGCCAGTCCTGGTTACAGTCGGGCTCGCCTTCACGGCTGCAAGCTCGCTCTCGTAGGCCTTTAACCGTTCGTTGTAGGCCGCCACTTGCGACTCATACGCAGGAAAGCTCACCGTCTCGTAGGTAGCCTTGGCAGCCTCGAAGGGCTTCATCTGCTCTTTGACGCCGGCTTGGTAGGCAGCGAGTGAAGATTCCTGCTTACCGGTCAGCGACTCGATGTCTTTTCGGAAC